AAAAAGTCTGCGGAAATAGCGCCAGCCGCCTCCATGATGCCTGTTGGTGGTGGTTCAGGCTGAAGTCGGGTTGGTGCGGGTGCGGGTTGGCCCTCAATGTCCTTCTGTTTGTAGCGCAGAACAGGGGTTGACTTGATGTTAGCCATCGCCCATTCGTTTTCATGTCCCTCGTCTTGACCCTCGGCAAGCAGCCACTTAGCCTTTGGTGCAAGGGCAACGCTCTCGGTCATGGATGTGCGCCAGAAGTTGTACATCCGCTGTGGGTCTTTAGCAAATCTTACTAAGCCGTATTTCTTGCGCTTGTCATCAATGATCACTTGTGCGCCATAACAAGGCACGACAGGGATATATTTACCCGCCCATGTCTTTTCCTCAAGGATTTCCATTGCGGTGCATTTCATCCACTTGACTGCCTTGCGGAAGCTGTCTCGCTCATCAACCACAGTCAGACCCGATGCCTCTACACGGGCAAAGAAGTTGTCTGAGTCGGCAAAGCCTGATGTGCCATCACTGAGCAAATACAGTTTGGCTCGTTCACGCTCAATCCAAAAGTATTCAGCAACCCGAATGTCCTCTTTGGTGAGCCATGCGGCAGTATCGTCACCAGTTGAACGCTGCTGAAAGTTTGCCCCATCATCAGCGCTTGGGTAATTTTCCCTAAATATCTTCTTGTCCATCACTGTGGTGATCAAGCAACGCTCTGCGTCTGAACCATCAGGGAGGATTGAGTTAGGGTCGAAATAGACTGTGAACGGGTTATCGATGGTGTCGATAAAGATTTCCTGATCAAAGGAAGTCTCACTCACATACTTTGTATTGATGCGCCAATAACCCCATCCCATGCGTACTGCGTAATCAAACGCTGTGTCATAGGCTGTGTCTGCGTTGGAGTTCACCTCGATGTGGCGGGTGATGCCCTCAATCACTTGGGCGATCTTGTAATCTGCCAAGTTATTCACAGGATGCACCTTGATGCGGGGGCGTTGCATCCTTTGCTGATTGGTCACTTGACGAATGTATGCGTCAATTTTGTTGATCGTCAGGCAAGGGCGGGATTCAAGGTTGCGTGAGTTTTGAATCTCAACAGGCCATTGGTCGCCAGCGGCAAACTTCACATCCATCAACGCTTCTGCTCGGTTGGTGGAGTCGGCATCGTTGACCAAGCGCCAGAACTTGATCACCTCGTTAATCTTGTCGTTACTTCCTGATTCGTCTTGGTAAGCCATATTCAGCCCTTTATTTCGTGCGTCATTATCTCATCAACCCATCCAATTACTAGCCATTGCAATTTGCGCTGACTTTTTGCGTTTAGGCGGCTCTTTAATCATAAGTGCAATATATCTGAAAGCGTCTGCCCCGTGTGAGTAGTGATCATGCAATGGATTACGGCTGAACTGCCCTGTCTCAGGGTCAACCTCATACCGATAGTGTCTAAGGCAAGCCAAGCCATCTGCCGTGTGTTCCCTGTCAAAGTAGCAATTAGGGAAGATTGTCCTTGCGGCATTGATTGAGTCTAGGATTGGCACTCTTGGCATGATCTCGGTCTTGTACCCTGCGGCTCTTACGATGTCATCAATTGACCGACCCGCTGCTGCCAAGGTCTTGTTCTCTGCATCATGGGGAAGCCAAATCTTGTCGTACACATAGCCATAGGTCTGCATGGTCGCCAAGTAATAACTGATGGTCTTTTGGCTATCCTCAATGTATCGGATTAGCCTGGTCTCCATGCCCACAAACTGCAAGAACCAAATGGCTGTGCTGTCTGACCATCCCAAGTCAAAGATTGCGTGAACTGGCTTTGTAGCGTCATAAGGAACACGGCAGATTCGCCCATCCTTCTCGGCTTGTTGCATCTCTTTGGCAAAGATCGCCCCATCCACAGTCTGTCGGCACAAACCTTCCCAAACTTGGTTATAGGCTTCCTCATCCCTTGCTTTGAGGGCATCTTTCTCAAGTTTGAGGGTGTCGGGAAACCAAGGGTTGTCGTACCAATTCACCTTCATGGTGATGGAATCTTGGGGTGGGTTTGCCACAAACCTTTGATAAGTCTCGTCTGTCTCCAACTCAGGGTTAAAGCTGATCCATATCTCTGAGCCTTGCTTTCGGATTGTCGGAATCAATACATTCCATGACAGTCGGCTGGTGGTCTGCGCTTCCTCAACCCAACAAATGTCAACGCCCTCATAGGACTTGATGTTTGCCACATTGTTCTTCAGGCCCACAAAGCTGAACTCTGTGCCATTTCTACCCCTGATGCTTGTTTGAGTAATCTCGTAGAACGACAAAAGCCCCAGGCTGTCGATCTGGTCGCACAGTAACTTGTGAACTGAATCCTTGATCGATGTTTGGAACTCACGGGCGCACAGTATGCGGATGGGGTCTTTTGCGCCTTTGATCAGTAACGCTCGGGCAATTCCCCAACTCTTAGCCCCACCTCGACCACCATAAAGAACCTTGTAACGGCTCTTTTTGAACAGACCTTCCAACTTAACGGGAAACTCTGCCTTGGCAATGGCATCGGTTACATCGCTCATTCGGGCTTAATGAATGTGACTTGAATCCCACCCAAAAGGGGTGTTCCATCTGCGTTCTCAATCGTTGTCGCCTGAACCGCTTTGCCATCCACTCGGTCGATGATCTCTTTGATCGCCCAAGGCTCTCCCGCCTCGGCTTGGCTCACCAACTGCTCGGCAATGCTTCTGAGGCGGTGAGGCTCTTGAACCAAAACAAGGCGCAACTTGTCATAGAACATTCTGCTTTTGACAGCGTTCTGGTTGCCTTGTTGACCACCTCTTTCAGCCATTCGAGTCGATTCCTAAGTGTTTGAGCCTAAATTACTTTTTTGTCTTAGGCGTTGGTTTCTTATTAGCCTTTTTTTCGGCTTCACGCTTAACAGAATAGGCAATTGCCACCGCTTGTTTGGGTGGCTTGCCTGATTCGATTTCTTCCTTGATATTGGCTCTAAGTGCCTTGGGGGTCATTGATGCTATTAGAGGCATTTTGTTCCTTTGACAGTTCAGCCAATAAGTTGGTGAGTTCTTGCACCGCACCGCTGATCTGCATTAACACTGCCTCATGTTGTTTGGCAGTGCTTCTGAGTTCCTCGATGCGGTTGGCGATCTTCTCAGCGTTCATTAGCTTGCGGCAATGTTAGCCAAGGTGTCGCAACGCAACCAGTTAGTGCCGTTGCTGAAAGCCAACACGGGGCTTCCTGCTGCGCCATTGGAGAAGTAAGCCACTTGACCAGCGGGGCTGACAGCGGGGGCTGTTGCTACTGTGTAAGCAGTAAATGCGACCAAGTTCAGTTGTGGGTCTTGATATGCCACGCCTGTTGCAATTGAATTTGCCATGATATTTCCTTTAACAGTTCCAGTTTTTAAGAGATGCCTTGGCTCTTTCCGCAGGGCCTTTGGCGTTTTTGACTACCCCCTCCATCCTAGCGCAAAATGATGCTTTTCTGCCAGCATCGGCTTTTGTCTTAGGGTTTGGGGCGGGTGGCTTCAAATTAGCGTTGTTCTTGGCATTGTATTCAGCACGACCTTTAGCGGTCATCCCCGCACCTTTTTCAGTCGGGTTGTAGGTTTTCCCCTTGCCTGTGGTCTTGTGGGGAATCGGCTTGTCGTGCTTTTTCGTTGCCATGATTATTCCTCCACAACCGCACAAATGTCGGCTTCTTGAATGATTTGGTAGTCCTGACCATCAATCTTTTGGGTGGGCCAATTAAGGTAATCCCCGTTCCCATACTTGATGAAGTCTCCCACCTTGACATCGTAAACCTTTGGGCCGATGGCGACAATAGTCCCCTCGTTAAAGGGTTCTTTGTTCTTCACATAGATGATGTCGGATAAATTTCGCACCTGTGGTTTTACCACAACACGATCACGCAATGGGGTCAGCATTTCTTTGGTCTCCCAGGCTTTTTCTTGACAGGAACAGAAACCTCTTTGGTCTCGTCAGTCATGATGTCGTACACGGGAAGTTTCACGACCTCAACTTGCATGGGTTCGTGTTGACCGCACCAATCGTTTTGGTGCTTGTTCTGCTGTTGGGGGCTTTGGCGACAGATGCCCATGATTTGCTGATTCCTAAAGAATCGGCAGTTTCCACAATTAGAATGTGATTCAGCCATTCAATACCTCTTTTATTGCTTGGTTAGAAGCGCCCCCAGATTCTCCGTCTGCGGGGCGTTTCGCTTTACTGATAAGACTTGCGGTCGTGAGTGTAGCAAGTTCCAGAGGACTTGCCACCTTCAAACTTAGAATCTTTGCCAACTTTGTTTGTCATGGCATCAGGGATGCGGTTCTTCACGCTGCCGTTGGACTTCATTTCGGGGGCGGGGTTGCCAGCCAGTTTTGCGCTGTTGCCGTAGCCGTAGCCTTTGGGCTCGTTCTTGTTCATCATGATAATTCCTTATTTCAGGGTTAGTAAATACAAAGTTGAATTGATCAGATCGGCAATTTCATCAACGATGTTTTGCAGTTCTGAATCTTGCGGTATTTCTTCACGGGCTTCCTCAACAAACTGTTTCAGTTGTGTCAAGTAGGCTTCAGGGGTTTCCTGTGGCTGATGCAACTCATCAGGAAATTTAGTCATACGGGTGTTGTAGCGACCTTGATAACTCTCAGCTAACTGGTCTGCAAAGTCAACAATCTTGGGGTAGAACTTGCCCAAAGCCTTGTGAATAGCGTATTCCCGTGTCTGCAAATGCTGAAAATGGGTAATCGTGCCACTGTGAAACAGAGTAGCTACGAACTCGGCAACTTCAGCATTTTTTTCCATATTTGCACTATACCAAAAAAAGCGGGGGAATCAACCCCCAAAAAGGCAACTGCAATGCCTACTCAAATTCTGCCACAAAAGGGAGTGGAACTTCTACAGGCCATCTACCTTGTTTGCAAAGCAATAAAACTGTGCCAATGTGAGCCTCTGCCCACTTTCTTTGGCGTTCTTCCTTTGTTAAGTCTTTGCCTTGATCGATCTCGTAGTGGCAAGCCAAGCACAAAGCAGCGACCAAATTGTCATCTGCCTTGATGCCCCTGCCCTTGCCACCGCCCCAATTACTGTGAGCCGCCTGAACGCCATTGTCCATGCCACAGCTTTGACAGGAGAGACCCGCCACTAGTTTTAGGAGTTTCTGGCTTCTCACATATTGGTGCTTCGGATATTGCATATTCTTTGGTGTAAAACTTGTGATTGTTTTCGCATTGGCGCTTGCGGCTTACAAATTCGGGGTTTGATCGAGTGTCTAAGACTTTGAGGGTTTCAGAGCCACAGCGGGGACACATCATGCCAATCCTCTTTCTGTTTCTATTGTCACGACACCATGAATGGCTGTCATTAACTGATAGCCGCCAAATTTGCCATGCAACATATCGGCAAACTTCTCATGAAATCCCCTTGATAACTTGTCTGTGAATTCTTTAATTGCTTCAACTTGAATCATTTTTGATGTTTTTATTGTCAAAAAATATTGAATTTCATCCTCGTTTACAGGGCAAATTGCATTGAATTTGATTTTGTAAGTGTTCACAACAATGATTCCTGTTCCATAGGTTGATAAAAGTTCCATTGAGATGGTGCGTTGTGCGCCTCAATCCTTGACCGCATGACTTGCGCCCTGGCTTCTTTGGTTGGTGGTGGGTAATTGCCATGCTTCCAATTGACATCAATCCCCACATTTCTGCCAATGTTGGTGCTGTCAGCTGATGCAAATGGCAGTTTTGTAAAGATTGCAGGGTCTAACATCCTCAAACCATGCAGTTTGCAAGAGGGTCTGCCCATGTCATCACAGATCACACGCATGGCTTGACCCATCTTTATCCACCAGTTCTGTGTTCCAACTGTGGAAAACTCGCCTGAACTGCCAATGCAAACCCTGACATATGTGTTTGCCAGTTGTTCAAGACGCTCAAGGGATTCGTGCATATGCCAAACTGGTGCGCCAAACCATGTCGGTAATGGGCAATCTCTGAGCAAAGCATCGTTGTCTGCCTCGTTTCCATCAATCACATCAGGAATAACGGCAAAGTCACACGATGGCACTTTCTTCAGGTTTAGCGCCCAATCGTAAAAGGGCTGCCAATCTGTAATTGGCTTGCCTGATCGCCAGGCTGAAAACGCCCCGTTATCTATTGCAAAAGACTGAGCCACCTCAATGGCTGTGGATAACTGATCTGAATGGGCAAACGAAACAAACGCATGACCATTTTCAATTGCTTTGACTGCAACTGTTGCGGGGGTAATTGGTAGGCCGTGATAGTGAATCATGTCTCAATCCCCTTGTCTGCCATCCATGCCAAAAGCCATTCAATGAACTCTGAGCCTTCTTCTTTTGTAAATTTGTGGCTTTGTAGTCCTAATTGAACAACTCTCTCCCCGTCTAGGCTTGGCGCGACCTTGCCCACCTTGCGCCCTGTCTCATGCGCCCATTGGTCGATTAAGAGCCTTTTCCAATCGTCTGATGACCAGGCACTGCCAGCCGCTTTCATTTGTTTGGCAACCATGTCAATCAGGGCATGGAACATATCGTTCTGGTCTGTGCTACGGGTGGCTTTCTTGACCTCCAAGCGCAACTGCTTACCCGCTTGTAAGGTTTCTTTAATCTTGGGCCATAGGTCTTTCAGGACTAAGTGGGCTTGTTGGGGGTTGTGGAGTGAAATGATCATTTAATCCCCGCAAAAACACGAAATAGTTTCTTCATTTGGATCAAACATATCTTTTTGATCTGCTGAAAATTTAAGCATTGATGCGTAAGATGGGCGGTCGGAACGGAAAACCGCACCGCTTGGCTTGCTTGCCAGTGCCAGTGCCAGTGCCTCCATTTTCGCCCACCAAACGGCTCTTTCTGGCTTTTCTGTGATTAATGATAAAACTTGCGCCCCACCTTTTAAAAAGCACAAATCACAGTTTCCATGCATGGTCACGCCATTCATGTTTGGAAGCCCTAAGTCAAATTCTTGGTTTCTCCAGAATTCACCAACAGTTTCTTTTGTAACGCCAATTCGGCCAAGAGGGGCAATCTTTTCTTCATGTTTGCCATAGTCTTGATTGCCAATTTTGGCTAATCGTCTTTGTTCATCAGCCCGTATGCCAAGCATTGAATCCCATTCTGTCCAACCATTTTCTTTTAGATATCGATGGATAGTTCTGACTTTTAATTCAACTGTACAAAACCTAGAAACAGGATTAGGTAAATAATTTCGCCTTCTAATGAGGGCTTCAAATGGCTCTCCATTTCTGCTAGCAGTTTCAAAATTGACTAATTTCCATCGGTCTTTTGTTTCATCTGCCTCACAATATTCAAGCCAGGTAATTGGAACATTCCAACGCTCTGAACAATCTTGTACAAAACGCAAGGTTGCTTCATCTTCCTTGCCAGTGTTAGCAAAACAAACTATTGCCTCATCAGGCAGTTTGCCGCCAGCAGCCTCTAAAACTTTATAAAGCATATAAGCTGAAGTCCTGCCACCAGAAAAACTGATGCAAGTTGGGGTGTTAATTTCAAATGGATTGCTCATGCTTGCCTCACTACAACTTCGACCTTTGCCACTTCGCCATAAACCTTGGTGCTGTGAATTGATGTGATTTGTGAGTCATTCTCAAACACAATCTTGTCCATGCCATCGATCACGCTCTTGATCACGTTGTCCAGATCTGGTTTTTTGGTGTGTTTCTCTTGACCGCTTAAACAAGCCTCTGTGCGTTTTTTTGAGTATGAGGCGGGAACAGGAAAGGTGACGTAAATAAACGCCTCCAAAGCCCCTTCTAGCGGTTCTGATGCGCCCATTGCCGCCTTTGCCATCATCCCAACATCGGATTCATAGTTTTTGGTCTTTTCAGGTGTGTAGGCAACAGGAAACTTTCCCCTTGTGGAAAACCTTGGTCTGCCCTTTGGTACAGGCTCGCCATAAATCGTGAACATGATCTGAATCATTTTTTGTCTTTCTGTTCGTTCATGCGTTTTTTAAGATCATCAGCAGCCGCTTGGCCTCGCCTCTTGGCAATATCCAACAGGGTTTGCTGCCACCAATATTGGGCTTCTCCCCTGCCCTCCTCCAAGGCTTTCTTGCGATAACGCCTGATCCATTCTTGGGCTTCTGTGTTCCTCATAGTCTCCTGTAAGTTCAAGCGCTCTTGTGATGACAAATTCGCTAAATTGTTGTCCTTCTTTGGCTCGATCAAGGATTCTGTTTGCTTCATGGTGTGTCATCTGCGTAATTCCGCAAGTTTGGCTCGAATGTGATCTGGCATCGGTGCAGCCCTTTTTCGGTCAGCTTCAATCTTTGCCAAGGCGGGGTCAATTGTGGGTTTCGGTTTCATCTCAGGCACTTCTGCGCCATCCCATCGTTGTTGGTTGAGATAAACCAAAGGGGCGGGAATAAAAGCGCCATTGCCTTTAAGCCATTGCTCTGTGGTCTTTAACCATTCAATGTGTTTGATGATCTGGTCGGTTTGGGTTTCGCAATAATGCTTTTCCCATTTCTTTTTACATTCGGACTTCGCACCTTTTCTTGTTGATGCGGGCCATGCTTTCCAGAATCTCTCAAACCCTGATTCAAATAATTCAGGCATAGGTTCTCCAAGGGTGGATATACCACCTTTCTCCATCGATCTGTTTTCCATAATTCATCTTAATTTAGCTAACTAAAAACAAAAGCGACCAAGTGCGCTTGACGGGTCAATTCACTTATAGATTGGGCCTTGTTCCACCGTTGTACCCAATCCTTTACCAGTCGCTTAACCAACGCTGGTCGGCAAGTCAGGGGGTGTGTCCTGTTGTCGGTGTTTTCTTCCAAGCCATCCATGCAAATGCGCTGCTGTCGTGTGGAGTACGGCTGCACGAAAAAAGGACATAAAAAAAGCCGTTTACTACTGCCCTCGGTAGGAACCCTAAAGTAAAAACCAAGGGCGAGAGCATGAGTAAACGGCTTCAATTTATTGCTTCCTACGGCAACGATTTAATTATAAGCACATTTTTTATTTGTTGTCAAACCATTCTGGCTTGAGGATCATCAATTGATAAAGCCGCCCCGTTGGGATCATCTTCCAATTGTGTACTGCCGCCCTGGTGATGCCCAAGATGCGAGCAAGCTCACTCTGTGAGCCAGCAAGGGTGATAGCCTTTTGTTTATCCATTTCGCAAGTATATCAAAATAGACAAAACGCTATTTGTAAAAAAGCAACAACTAAGGGAAATCCCTAGCAATTATTTTTAAAAAGGGCTTGATTGCCGTACACCAATCTATACAATAGCGTTCATGCCCTAGCACTTCGCATGGGGTCTTTTTAGGAGTCAGAAATGACCGATTCTCAAGTTATCGCTTCCGTGATTCGTTACCTTAAAGCTGAAACTGGCGCAGTTTCTTGCAATGTGCATTTGCCAAGCGGCAAAAACGCAGTTGTGTATGTTGATGGCAGAGTTCAATACTCTTAATTAACAGGGCTTCGGCCCTTTAAGGAAACATCATGATTGACTACAAACTCCACTACCACTTTGATGAATTCGTCACTTATGACGATGGCACAACCCTTGAGAAAGTCAAGGTCGGTTATGACTACTACCCAGAAGAATTTAATCTGCCCCATGACCACAACTCAGCAGAAATCTACGATGTGTTTGTCTTTAGCGAAAAGGGTGATGACATTTCTTGCGATCTGCCCTCATCCGAATTTGAACGCATTGTGTCTGAGGCCAAAATTCACCACGCTCGTATGTTGAAAGAACAAAATGAAATCTAAGATCATCACAACAATTGTCGAATGGACACTGGCAATCATCATCTTTGGTGGCTGGGGCGTAATGCTCGCATGGAGAGGCTGACCATGATTGACAAATTCAAAGATTATTTTCGCTTGCCATCACCAAAAGAGTTGGCTGCTAAAGAACTTGAAATGGCACAACGCAAGCTGTTAGAGGCTCTAAGCGCACAAGAATATGCCAAGCGCATGGCTGACTATCACTCCGACCGAATCAAACGCTTAACAACTTATTTGAAAGAAGAATCATGAAAATGTTTACATTCACCCTCCTTTGCACTCTTGGCATTGTTACAACTGGATGCTCAATGATGCCAGGCCATGTGCCATCACCCCCCAACCAAGACCTGATCGTTGACAAGCAAGTTCAGCCGATGGGTCGTAATGAAGTGATCGATGCTGTGCGCCAGTGCGAGTCATCAGGGCTTCGTGCAATTCCCTTGTACGCAAAACGCAAGGTCGGTGGCTACACAGTTGAGACAGTTATTGAAGTGTCTTGTGGCCCTAAATATCAATTCTAAGGATCATCATGTCAATCGCTAATTTACTGACTTTGAATGTCAACGAACACACTGAGAAAAAAGCCAATCTGACTTATCTGTCTTGGGCATGGGCATGGGCAGAAGCACTCAAGGCAGACCCCAAAGCCTCGTTCAAGGTTGAGATGTTTGGTGACAAGTGCTTCATGGACATCAACGGCACAGCAATGGTGTGGGTCACAGTCACTATGTTTGACAAGCCAATGACTTGCCAGCTTCCTGTTATGGATTCTTCAAATAAAGCAATTCCACTTGCGGGTTACACAGCAGTTAATAAATATGGCAAAGAGTATCGGGTTGAATGTGATGCCTTTGCAGTTAATACAGCGATTATGCGTTGCATGACCAAGGCACTTAGTTTGCATGGCCTCGGTTTATACATCTACAGCGGAGATGATCTGCCTTTTTTTGTAGAGCCTGAATCAACTATTGAGCCTGATAGCATGACAGACTTGTTTGCGGCTATTGAAAGCGCCACAACACAAGATGAACTTAAACTGGCTTACAAAGTAGCTTATGCCGCTTGTGATGGTGACAAGACTTGGCAGATCAAAGTGATTGCAGCCAAAGACAAAGCAAAGGCTAAGTTATGAATAAAGATGCAAATGATGCGCCTGTAAAGATAACCCACAAGCATGAATGGTTTAGAACTGGTGAAATGAAAGTTGGTCAAATGCGTTGCATAAGTTGTGGCACATGGGGTCAAGAAGAAATGCCAAAGCGCACATGGGTAGGGCTGACGGATGAGGATTTAGAAGCAGAATTTGGTTTTATTGACGAATTGCTGCGTGATTGCTGCTATCGAACAGAAGCCAAACTCAAGGAGAAGAACACATGAAAACAGATGAAGATGATGAATTTGACCGCATCGCCCATGAAGCGGAAATTAAAAGTGGTCAGCCATACCATTGGGATGTGTTTGTGTCTCCCTCACAACGCAATCAGGTGCTTGAGGAAGTGGCTAAAGAAATAGAAAAAATGACAGCGTTTGGCAAAGACACAATCGGCAGTTTTACAGCATACATAAGGGGTATGAAATCATGATTGAAATGATGGATCAAGGCACAGAGGAATGGTTCACCATTCGCATTGGCAAAGTCACCGCTTCCCGTGTGGCAGATGTGATCGCCAAGACAAAGACGGGTTACAGCGCCAGCCGTGACAACTACATGGCTCAGTTGATTTGTGAACGCCTCACGGGTCAAAAGGGCGAGAGTTTCACCAATGCTGCCATGCAACACGGCACAGACACAGAACCCCTTGCCAGAGCCGCTTATGAGGCGCTTAAAGACGTTTTGGTTGATGAAGTGGGGTTTGTACCCCACCCCACAATTGAGATGGCTGGCGCTTCTCCTGATGGCTTGGTGGGTGATGATGGTCTGATTGAGATCAAATGCCCCAACACAGCCACGCACATTGATACTTTGCTCAATCAATCAGTGCCAGGCAAGTACAACACCCAGATGCAGTTTCAGATGGCTTGCACAGGGCGTAAATGGTGTGACTTTGTGTCTTTTGACAATCGTCTGCCAGAGGAACTTCAATTGTTTGTGATGCGAGTCCCACGGGATGAAGTGTTTATCAGACTGATTGAATCGGAGATTGTCCAATTCCTTGCTGAACTGGATGACAAGATCAATAAACTAATGAAAGAAAAAAATGTCTAAACTCTACGAAATTACCATTGTTTCAGGTAAATACAAAAACAAAGATGGTGTGGAGAAATCCCGCTATCAAAACATCGGCTCGGTCATTGAGACCAAAAACGGCCCGATGCTCAAACTGGACATGATTCCGCTTATAGATGGTGGATGGAATGGTTGGGCATACATGAATGAACCAAAGCCCAAAGATGATTACAAAGGCTTGCCAAAGGATGATGACATCGATTTTTGATTAACGGGTGAAAGCGGATGCTGTGCCAGTTGCGATCAAAAGCCTCTGATTACGCACAGACGCAGCGAGTAGCCCAACTATTTAGGAAATATCATGGACTATAAAGACGCATTTAAGAGAATTTTCGCCATGCCCGAATTCCCAAGAGTCAGGGCAAATGATCCCCTAACATCGTTTCAGGCGGCAGATTCAATCAAGGAAGCCGCAAGCCAACACCATCAGACAATCTTGGAGTGCCTCCAAACACACGGGCCATTAGGCAAGGATGGCATCTCAGCTTGTACAAACTTGGACAGCAATCAAGTTGCTAGGCGGCTTAATGAAATGAAAATAATGGGCTTGATTGAATTGACAGGCAACACAGTCAAATCAAACTCAGGCAGAAGTGAAAGAGAATGGCAATGTACCCACTCGGTCTGAACGGCAATCAGCCTGTTCACAGATTACGAACTTGTAATAAATGTGATGTGACCAAACCGCCAGAGGGAGGGGTTGATATGGGACACAAATGGATTTGCCAAACTTGTTGGATCATGCGTTTGACAGGCAAACATTTACGCCAGAACTCAACTCAAAAATAAGGCTCTTTCGTCAATTCTGCGTTTTTGTAAGCCTTTGAGAACTTTGCCGCCAGCCATGCAGTACTTTAGAAGTTCCTCGGCAGCGCCCTCCATGTCTCCCCTAAGTACCTTTTGGCGCAGGGTTGACCTCTGGAGAGTGCCAAGACCTACATTGAAAGAAAATGAAACCAGTGCGTCAAACTGTCCTTGAGTAAGAGGCACAGGACAATAAGTAGCCACGCCTTTCTCAAACCTAGTAAGGTCTGCCCTAAGTATTGCATCAACTTCCTCCATTGAGTGTTTTCGCATGGCCTCTGGCGGTGGCACAAAGGCATCCCGTTGGTCTATCTTGAGTTTGCCTTGCTCTGGAAACATCACATGACCAACCCCTACAGTCCACAGTTTTGCAGGGCATTTATAGGGATTCTGCCTCACGCCCTCGTGATGGCGAATCATGTGCAAGCACTTGTCTGAGATGTTCATTTGCCGAAAGCACGACCACCAAAGTGGAAAGCAATGATTGAGGCAAACAGGGCTTGGGTGTCAGAATCCCAAAGCATTTCAGCCAACTCAGTAAACGGCACACCACGATTCCAGCCATAAGCAAACAAGCCAACATCTACAAACAGCAACAGGAAAAAGAAGCCGTAAGTAATGACGGGGCGAACACTCGCTCTAAGGTTCTTCATCCACTCGCTAGTGCCTTCATTCAAACTTGTGTCATGGGCATAGATGGCTTGCATTTCAGCTTGTTGTGCGCCAATCAGAACTTGAGTGGTGTTGGCTGCGCTCTCAGTAGCCAACTGCTCTGACTTGATGTGTTCAATTCTTTCCTGTGCTTCAAACCCCGCTTTACGCAGTTCTAACTCACGGGTAATCTGCATCTGGGCTAAGTCTAGTTCATGCTTTTTATCTGCCCTATCTTGGAAAAAATCCAAGAGTTTTGGCAAGCCGCCTATCAAGAAACT